CATCAGATGTTCCTGCATACTCAGACTTTAATCCAAGCTCACCAGTAAGAGGATTGTAGACCAAATCTGTCCATGCCTTTAGTGCCTTATAGACATAAGCGCTGTTTGCATTGTCCAAGTTCAGTTCAAAATCAATTGTTATATCAGCAAATGTTGAATCTGGAAGAGCACCAGCATAAGAACGTGTGACGCCCTTATACTTTTGTGCTACTACTGCTGGTATTTTTTCAATACCACCCAGACCGCCAACGCTGATTACGTTGTCGAGAATCAGCTGGGAGTTTTCCCAGGGTGTTCCCGTCCTTATTGCCGCAGGAGGAGTGATTCGAACCTCAAACAAATTCTTGTATACCGGTTCAAATGACTGCATTGAAGCCTGGGACAATCTAAAATGTGGAAGACCTGATGCCATATGTTTATGCTTATTTTTTTATCTTCTTAAATTAGACTATTGTGAAACCGCCAGTTGATATTCCACCAGTCTTGAACACTGTGATTCTGTTGATGATCTTCTGAAGGCCTCTTGCTGGCTCTATTTGAACATCTATGATTCCAATGTTTTGATCGATGATCGCGGCAGTGTTATTTGTTTCATCCATGATTACGCGGTAATCATAAATTCCACCAGCTGTCCTTACTCCTTCGAGGAAGCTTGATACCTTGTTCTTTATCTCAAGTCTCGTTGCTTCATCATTGAATTCAAAGAGGAAGTTAGTCAGAGTTGCTTCAATGTTCTGCTCAACCGTGATAAGAAGATCTCTAACATGCAGGTTGTTGAATGCTGATATTGTCTTCTGGAACGTTGTCTGATTTGCAAAGATCATTGTTCCAACGCCTCTCTTTGTTATGATAGGATTGAAACCAACTGGCTCCAGGTTTTCTCTATCTGACAAGAAGAGATCTGCTTCAACACCAACAAGATTAGGATTGCTTATCACACCACGCCTTGTTCCTGCAACTATTGCATAAGGATATCCTGAGATAAACTTCTGAATAAAGTTGTTAGAAACATCTGATGCTGGTGGAACAAGTATGTTCTTGTTGTTTTCCCTGATCACAAGATATGGGAAGAACACTCCACAGTACTTAGCACCATTTCCTTCATTTGGTAGGGAGAATGTGAACGTTGGTCCAAGGGAAAGATTTCCACCCTGTGCAATGTATGCTGTGTTTAGAACAGGTCTTGGAACTCCAGCTGCAGGATCAGGAACATCCGTGAACCTAGGATCCGTTGATTCGTAGAACTCCTTCATTGAAGGTGGATTCAAGAATGCAAGGCACTTTCCTCTTGACATTGCAAGTCTAGAAAGGATGTTCTTTGCACCCATCTGTGGAGCAAGACCACCATCAAATGTATCAACTATGTACCTAAAGTCGATTATGTCTGTGTCTGCAAGAGACTCATACAGGTTTGTATCTTCAAGAACTCCAAGGATCTTCTCAAGCTGAGATTCCTTTGTTCCTGTTGCTGAAGGAAGATGATAATCTGTCATGACAAATCCAGAAAGATTTGTCAGCTGGTATGTTGATATCAGACTTTCAATTCCACCATACTTAACAACAGCAGGTGAAGTTGTTTCATCCTTTATGTAAACTGGTTGATTTGTTGTTGCTTGATATGTAATGATACCTGTCACTGAGTTCACCTTCTTAACCTTTGTCTGAATCTTTGCCATGTGGTAAGAAGGGTTTCCAGACTCATCATAGACGATGCTTACTAGGTAGTCACCAACATTGAATGAAGCACCATTGCTTTCTGTGAATGTTATTGTGGTCCTTGATGTATCCCAGCTTTGAACAGAAAGATCAGTCAAAAGCGTCTCAGATGATAGAGTTATTGTTACATCACCGGAGTCTTCGATGTTTGTGTCAACATCCCTTGTGTTAAGATCTGCATCTGTGTAAGGATAGATGTAAAGAATTTCAATTCCGTTTGCATCCTTTCCTCTTTGATACTTGAGGTAGCCAGACGGATTTACTGATGTATCACCAGTTTCTACTGCCTCATATGCCTGACCATCAAGAACTGTTGCTGCGTTGTAGTCCTCAAATACTGTAGCATAAGAATATGCAACCCATGCATCATCCTCTGTTCCAACAGTTCCGCCTCTCCAGACCATATCAAATGAATCTGGCTCATAAACAAATGCTATGTTGTCTGAACCACCAGAAGTATAGATCCTTGGTGTCACTGTTGAACCAAAAACTACCTTATAGCTTGTCTCAACTGAGTTATCAACAAGTTCTGCAAAGTTTGTGCTTGGATCGATTGTTACTGTCATTTCATCAGCCGAAGAGTCATATGACGCAGAATCAACTGTCACATAGAAGTACTTTGTTGCATCTGCTGCATTTACAACCAATATTTGCTTTCCAGCTGCAAGACCTGCATCGGAAGTCAAATCTGTTGCAGATGGGAACACTATATCAAGTCCAGTCGAAGGACATGGAGATATTGTGTACTGTGTGTTGTTCTCTTCTGTTGTCTTAGATGCATGCGTGTAAGCAACCTTAAGATACGTTTCACCGCCCGAAATAACTTCGCCAACAGACTTGATCAGACCCCATCTTCCGAGATCTGTATCAGTTGTATTTAGAAGAACAAGGCTCTTTGATGCCGTAACATTTGACTTTATTGCATTGTAATTTGTAAGTGTAAAGTCAAGATCTGTTGATAGTGGCTTCTTTATGGAAAGAACGTTATCAAACCAACCATAAGCTCCACCAACCTTGCTGCTCTCAATAGAGAACCATGTGTTTGATGTGTCACCTTCATACACAGTTGTTGATGCAAAGTTAGGCTGCTGATCATCTGCTGTTGTTGGTGTTAGGTTTGGCGTTATGCCCATCTGAGCAACATCAATTGCATTTGTGAGAACTTGTCTTGCATTGAAACCATAATCCTTTGTTGATTCAAGGTTTGCCTTGTATGAAAGGAAGTTCATCGTTGAGAACGTCGTCTCAGTGTCGGCAAAGCTGTGACCAACCATGTCAACCTTGCTTGTTGAATCTGCATAATTTCCTAGTGCATCTCTGTTTATTGCACAGAAAAGACCTGTTACGCTTGTTGCATTGTTTACAATGGTATCAATTGATTGGTTAACATTATTGTTGTCAATGAAGTCTGGGATTATACAACCAACAAAGCTTCCAATTGTTATCACATCAGGCGATGCAAGGAAGTTTGTTGCCTGATCTTTCTTAAGACCTTGCTTGTTGAAGAATGTTGAATACACAGGATCTGTTGAAAGAACTTCATAGTTGTTCCAATTTCCTTGAACTATATCAATCTGTACAAAATACTCAGAGAGGTTATCCCATTCGTAGATGTAGTCTGGAACAGATTCGTTTATCTGTGAATAGTATTCCTTTGCTGTGATATCATAGCCTGTTATTCCAGTTGCCTTTCTAACCATTATGGATATAGGCTTTTGGCCTACGTTCACAAAATCAAAAAGCTTTCCTTCGTTAAGGGCATTTGTGTTGGCAACAGCAATGAGATTTTCTTCAGAAAGCTTATAGAATCTATCTGTGTCGTAAAAGCTCTCGTATAGGCTTCGTGCTTTTACACCATTTGATTCACCAGCAGATAGGGAGTATGCAGTGTAATCAACTGCATCGCCGCCATCATAAATTGGCTTATTATTTAATGGTAGAAGGTTGATAGCATACACTGGGCCTAGCCTCAATGCAGTGTTAAGAGATCTGTGGAAGAATGAACCTCTAGTTTCAAGGAACTTATCTACGTCCCCAAATATCGTTTTTGCATCCTTTGCATCTCTCAGAAATACTGGAGTGTTGAAAGGGCCCTTCCTTGAAAAGCCAACAACCAATCGAAGGGTGTTTGTGTTGACGACTATCCTTTCGCTAGCATCGAATTCTACAGTGTAGACTCCACTAGCTTTGAACCTATTTAGATCAAGGGTTACTGTTGCCATTGCGTGATTTTTTTTCTAGTTCTATTTTCGTATATATCACGCAGCAGAAAAATTACAGAGTAAAATTAAGATTTGGTGGGCGCTCAGGCTTAAATTCAGCATCAAACAGATTAAATGCATCCCCAATAGAAAATCCTCCATCATCTTGGTTGTCTAATGTGCTATAAATGCTCTCCTGTATGCTATTTTTTATGCTTTCATCGATGCTATCAAACAAATCCTCAACCTGCAGCAAGAAGTCCTCTCCTGCTGGTTGTCCATCAATGTCAAAGTCTAAGAGGTATGGACAAAGATTAACGCATGTCATTGCAACATCATCATGGTGTGCTGAGTCTGCAGCATAGGAGGCATCAGTCTTCTGGAAATTTATAAGCTCCTCACAAGTTGTTTTTTCATAAATTCGTATCTTTCCAATCTGCTCAAGACGCTTAAATGTAGTGCAGAAGAGATTCTTGTTATCCCTTTTTATCCTGACGCCTGGCTTCTTCTTCTTTGAGTCCTTTGTGTGTCGTGTATGAACAAAGATATCTTCAAAAACGTCATCCATGTATTTTGGATCATTCAAGACCCTAGAAATGAAATAATCGCCCTTAAAGTTTATCTCTACTATGGCCTTAGTATTATCAACGCCTAAGTAGTTCACAAGGACTTCCGCAAATATCCTTGCTGCATTCTCAATGGAGACCCTATTATCCTTAAATAGGGCTATCTGGCTTAGATAGAAGAAGTCGCTCTCCTGGGTTGGATTCTTTACCTTTTTGAGATCATCATCTTTCCTGATCCTAAGCTCAAATATGTTGAATACGGTTGAGTCACGACCATTTCCATCGGCAAGGTCAACGGAGATGGCAAACCTCTTTCCATCAAAGTCAAAGTCAAAGTCTGGGTCCCAAACAAGCCCATCATGGTTTATGTCAAGATCGTGTATCTCTGGTATCTCTCGCCACTCATAATGCTTCTGACCGTTCTTCAACCTTTCTATCTGCTCTTCTGACAAGAGCATCTTAGATCCAGTAAAGAACTTTAGGCCGTACTCAGTCTCAAACTTTTCCTGACCATTTATGCCAAGGTTCTGTATTTCCTTTTGCTTCCATGCCTCATCTCTTCCCGGAACTTCCCAGTAATCGATCCTTGAGGATTTGTATTCGTTTGTTCCATTAACACCTCCCATGTAGAGATCATAGAAGAGGTTAGGACCATTTGGCGTGCTTGTTATTATGACCTGAGAGACTTTTGATGAAGATAGCGTAGGGTATATGGATGTATAGAATGCCTCAGCAATGTTATCAGGAACGAATGCAAACTCGTCAGCATAAAGCAGGTGAACTGTTTTACCACGACCAGAGCTCTTGGTTGTTGTTTCTGCAAATATCTTGCATCCATTATCGAAGTACATCGTTTGAACATTGTTAACAACGATGCCAGGTTTTAAGAAGTAAGGAAGCCTATCATAGACGTCCTTTATCTTTTCCATGATCTCTTTTGATGTTGCACCTTTGTTTGCAAGAATCAGAACGTTTCTGTCAACATGGAAGCATATGTACCATGTGATGTAGATCGCAGATGTAATTGTTTTTCCTACCTGGCGGCTTGCGAGTAGGGCAACATATCGATTGTTCTGGAAATCAGCAAGAGTTCTTACTTGATAGTCACGGAGGGTTATCTTCTGTATACCCTGGTCTGTCATTGCACTTGCATACTTGTCTGCAAAATAAACCACATCTCTTGCACACCTCTTGAATTCTTCAATCTCTTCTTGTGTGTACTGGAATGGAAGGTTTGGTGCCTTTTTACCTATGTCACCATCTATGAACGGAGGCGTGCCAAGTTTTTCGCCTTTGCTATACTGTTCAAAGTATGTGTCTATCTTGTTTGTTGACCAAACAGATGATAGTTTTTCTTTTGCTTCGTCAGTATCGTGTACCGTTATCTTTGTAAAAAGCTTTGACATCTAACATTTTTATTCACCTGAAGCTTGATCATCTATCTCTTGTTTAAGCTTCATGAGTATGTCCCTTGACCCTCTTGATATCTCAACATCCATGTCTGACTTTGTTAATGTTTGTGCCTGCTGTGTTATTGATCTCCCAGATGGAGAAGACGTGTCCGTCCTCATCATCCATTGGTTTGCAAGAGACTTGTAGCTATCATTTAGATAAACCTGCATGAGCGCAAGCTGCTGGTTATACTCTTTCTTCTTTGATATAAGGGACGTCTGCGTATCAATGAGCCTAGGCGTTATGTTTCCTTGGTCTATCTCTGCTAGAACCTTCTTTAGAGTGTATGATGAGCTGACTATGCAAAACATTATGTCTGCTAGATTGTCTATGTCAACAAGCCTCTTTTGAACCATTACTGACTCAGATTTGAAATCGTCCTGCACATAAAAGTTTATTATTGAGTCAACCGTCATCTCAGCTTGTTTCCTTATATCCTCTTGTAGAACATCAAAATCAACATAGACCTGTTGGGCAGGCTGCATTGGATTTCCTCTCTCCATAGGATTTATGGAGCCAAAGTTCTTGGCCATGCTTTCTAATTCATCTAATATGTTGCTCATTGTGGGGATTCCTTATACAGACTTTCCAATGTATGGACTTCTGATCTGTGGTATTGCATTATCAATTATCATTCCAGACTCTGCATCTAGAACGATAGTCTGGTTTAGGAACATGGACTGCTGTTCCTCTGGAATTATTGTATCCATCAACCTTATGTTAGTTATGACACTAGGACCTGCCCTGAGGACATACTTAGCAGTGGATGATAGATTTGTATATGTTGGTGATTCCTGGAGGCTTGAGTACACAAGATCAAGGTCAACTGTTTCGTTAGGATCTGACATCTTCCAGATGTTGAGGAGCGTCTGATTAAACTCCTTGGATCTTGAATATGCAAGTGCATAGAATGTTGATGTATCCAATGGATCTGCCGATCCTGCTGACTCAACGTCATACCAGGTCTCAATATCTCCAAACTTCACAAGGAAGTATCTTAAATTATAGCTGCTTATCTCAAATAGGTTATCTCCTGTAATGAAGTAGTTCTTGTATGTCTTCTTGAATCTTACCTGCCATGAAGCAGGAACCGTAAACCATTGGCCATAGTTCTGTTCTATGTAACCTCTCCAGACATTCAGATCTGAATCATAGTAGAGGAAGTAGTCAGAAGGAGGATCGCAGATGTATTCCCAGTTTGCCCCAACTCGTACAACTTCAACAACATTAAGAGGGAAAGAGAAGCTGTTCCTTATTGAATACATTGTTATTGTATCTCCTGCAGAAACATCCTTTATCTCTTGATTAAGTATTATGGAAACGTATCCATTTGAAGTCGATCTATTTATGGAAACAAAGTTATCTTCATATGTTTTGACAGAAACTGCTGGAGAGTTGTCCTTAAACCAGGCAGTGAACGTTCTATTGGAGTTTGATGGCCAATTGAATGTAAGATCGTACTCAACTCCTATGTCATAGCCCTGTCCTGTTTCTGGAAGTATTGATGACATGTCATACCTGAAGTTTGTCAGTATATTGAAGTAGTTTTCCAGGTTCTGTTCTATGATGACCAGGTTTGGATTTATGGAAGATCTCAATAGGTCAAACTGTACTGTTTTTTCTGTGAACTGTTGTTTATCTGTATACTTCTTCTCTTGCAGGTCCTGCTCTTCTTGAAAGAGTTCCTTTGTGTTCTTTGCTATTTCGTCAAGATTGAGAAGCGGGTTCTCTGAGTCTGGAACTGTTGAAGGAACAATGACGTTGGTCTTTCTTGGCGACCACTTATAGAGGGATACTTTGTAAAACAGCTGAGTCTGCATGAAGTTCCTGCTTAAATAGGAATCCATGACCTCATAAATCTTATCCATCAGAGGGAAGTAAACAATATCTCTTTTTTGGGGCTTTGCACCCTCGCCAAATATAGATTCAAAGTACTTCTTATCAATGTGAACTTCAAATGGAATTCCAGAGAAGTCAACACCAAACGGAGAGAAGTTGTAGTTTGCATCTGGAAGTTCATTGTTTGGAACAACGATCTTTAGACATTTTGCAGGTTGAACATTCTGCAGTGCATACTCTCTCAGTATTACGTCTGTTCCAAAGTCATCTACTGTTGCCCTATAGTAGTTTGATTCAATCCCAAACTGCTTATTTATGATCGTTGATAGACCCTGGACCATCTGAATGACTTCTCCTACAGCATATGGATTGTAGTTGAAGGAGTTCAGAAACATTGTACCCTTTACATTTCCTATTCTGTATGCATTAAAGACTGGATTAGGCTTTGCTGGCACAGGTGGAAGAGCGTACTGTGTTGTGTTGAGCGCAATTGAATCTATAGTGACAGGAGATCCTGAATCTAGCGTGTATCTAAACTTTGCCCAGACTTCTGGAGATGGCACTGTTACCAATGAATAATTATCAGGATTTGTGAGGTCCTCATATGCAGAAAAGCTCTTGTTATCAAAAGACCAGCTAAACTCCTTTGTCAACACAGAATCTGGACCAGTAGCTACTGTGTCAGTAAACCCATCAACAGATCCCACAAGATCATATGGTGTGTTAGAAACAAATATGGCATAGTCGCCTGGATTCTGAAGAGTTGTTGGCATAAGGCTATATATTTGTTGCCATTTTAACAAAAAAATCTCCTATACAAATGTACAGGAGATTTTAATGGATTTGGTCTTTGTTATTAGCCTCTTGGTTTGATGTCAACTGTGTCCTTCCTTCCAGATTTTCCACGTTTTGCACGTGCATCAATCCAGGATTTAAGAACAAGCTTTTGCTCAGAAGAAAGGATCTTTTCTAGTTGGTTTATGAAATCTGTGTCGCATGCCTTTATGCATTCTCGAACATTTGTGCGCATTGGAAGATTTTTAAGTGCATCGGCCACTCTCTTCTTTAATGATGCCAGCTTTTCACGTGCTTGGGCCTTTGTTATTTTTCCTTCACTCAATGCCTTCTTAATTTGTGCCTCAGCTAATTTAGCATTTCTAAAAATTTCAGATTCAGCATCCTTAAGCGGCTTTACACAATTATCAACACACATTCTATGCTTTATAAGAAGTGCTTCTACAGTTTTTCTTTGTTCCAGTGAAAGATTAAGTTTAACTAAGAGATCACCAAATATTGTTGGTGGTGCCTTTCTTATTGTATCTTTGCGACCAGTTTCTGATGTATCTTTCTTGCGTTCCGATGTATCACGTTTGCGATCGTTTGAATCCTTTCTTACAGAATCCTTATTTGGACGTTCCTTTACTTCCTCTGCCTGAATGTAGGAGTCATTGGTGATGTATACTGCCTGTGGTTCAACTGGCTGATTTATCACATCTGTGCATGAAGGAATTGATATTACCGCAAAGGTTAAAAGAACTGTTAAAATTACATTTTTCATACTAATCCTTGTTTTAAGAATACATTAACAACTGAATATTGAATAATCCATTTTGCTAGAAAAGGTTACAATTACATGGTATTTTATGTGAGTAGGTTGTAATATT